CGAAAATGGGATAATAATTAACCATAACTTCAGACATAATTAAAGATATTTATTACCATGGGAATATATAGAACCTATTTTGACCGAAATAATACAATTATTAAAGACTCAACGATAAATACTGGTAGAAACCAGGTATCGGAGCTATCTTATGGTAATCAATTGACCCGTTTTTTATTTTATTGCTCTTTTGATGAGATAAAAAATAAAATTGCAAATAAAGAAATTATTATTGATGATAACACAAAACATTATCTTCATATAAAAAATACCTCAAATTTTGATATTTCTAGTTTTCTATCAAATAACAATAGCTTAGTTTACAACGGAAGCTATCGTTCAACATCATTTGATCTTGAATTACGTGCTTTTAAAGAGTATTGGGATGAGGGTACTGGGTATGATTTCATATTAAATACAGTTAAAAGCGAACCAAACCGTGACTTTGTTCAAGAACCATCAAACTGGTTTTATGGTACTAAAGTTACACCCTTTTTATCACCTGGCGGTACATTATCACCAACCGTTATTGCTACACAGCACTTAGATAAAGGTAATGAGGATATTCTTATGGATGTTAGCGATTTTGTTAATGATATCTTGGTGAATGGTATTGTAACTGGTGTTACAACTGGAACAACGACTGGAACCACAACTGGTGTTACGACAAATTATAGCGGTTTTTGTTTAAAATATACCGACGATTATGAGAGCTTAACATATGACGATACACGTTCGTATTTTTTAGGACTGTTTACTAAGTACACACAAACATTTTTCGAACCATTTATAGAAACCGTATTTGATGACCATATTAGTGATGATCGGGTTGATTTTTATCTTGATAAGGTTAATAATCTTTTCTTATATGTCAATATAGGCGGGGCTATGACTAATTTGGACGCGCTGCCAGCCTGTGTTATAAATGATGTGGTGTACACAACCAAACAAAAAACAACTGGTGTTTATTATGCTGAAATTCCAGCAACTGGAACAACATTTGATTCATATACTATGTATAATGATATATGGACAGGTATTACTGTTAATAATATTAGCTTACCAGACATTAAATTATCCTTCATTCCCAAAGAAAACACGGATTACTATCAAATTGGTTCAACAATCATGGAACCAAAAAATTATGGACTTTCTATAAGTGGTATTAAACGAGATGAAAAATTAGGCCAGGGAGAAAAACGAAAAGTTTTTGTCCATGTTAGAAAACCATATACTGTTGAAGAACATGATGTTTTAAATCGAGTTTATTATAAATTGTATATTAAACAAGGACAAGGTAAAGTTACAGTTTTAGATTGGACAAAAATTGATAAAATTTATAACTCAAATGTTTTTACCGTCGATACAACCTGGATGATTCCGCAAGTTTATTATATTGATATTAAAATAGAAGTAAATGGCCAAACAACTGTGTATAATGAAGAATTAAAATTTACCATAAATAATACATTATGATTTTAGTATATATCAATCCATTAAATAAGAATTATAAGGGTGAAATGATATATGAGTTTCTATTTGCACCTAACGATGAAATAAATTGTGGTGATGATTGGGACACAACACCAGCATCTAGCGGTTTGGTAACACCACCGCCAGATAATGAAATACAGAAAGTTCGCGTTCTAAAAACAACCGATATTGAATTAACATTAGCATTAAATTCGGATACATTTTCAATGATGGACGCTGTTGAAAATATTATAGCTTTGGGTTGGGAAAAAGAATCCCCACCATCAACAAAACGATTAGTGTTTCAATTTGGCGATACTCTTGAAGATGTTGAGAAAATGTGTTATAGCAGAGATAAAGTACTTGAAAAAATTAAAGATTAAAAAAAAATATGAAAAAAATAGATTTTATAAATAGCATTAAAGAAGATATCAATAACCAACAAAAAACCCCATTAGGGTTCATACCATCGGATAAAGAAATTGCTGATGCTGGTGTTAGGGTTCAAAAAGTCAAACAACTTACCGACCAATTGAAAAGCTTTGGATTGGGTGAGGGTGATATGGATGAATCTTTCGAGATAAATAAGGAATATAAGACATCCGATGAGTTCTTTAAAGATCTTATCGATCATTTATTATTTAAGAATTTCAAAGTAACATATTTTGAACCAAAAGAAGGTGCTGGCGAACCATTGTCGCAAAACGGAAACCAAAACAATCAAATATCTGGTTCAAATAACCTCTCAGGGATCGTTAAAATGATTCAAAACGCATTAAATATACAATCTACCGAAGGCAATGTTAGTCCCCTCTATCGGCCTTATATTGCTTTAAGAAATTTGGATTCAAATAAAATGAATGAAAATAATTTGATAAACTCAGATATTTTTAGTATTATTGCAGAAGCAGAATCACCCAAAATAACTAAGGGTGAAATTGAAAATTTTATCAGTAATAAAAGAAATGAGTACAAAAGAAGTTGAAACCCCTGTAATAACACCAGTAATTACACCAACACAAGATCCATCAAAAATTAAAATAGCAAAACCCAAAGTTATGCCGAAACCACAAGCATAATTTGTTTTTGTTAATTTTTTTTACTAAATTTGCCATATATTAAATATATGGCTTTTTTTATGCGTAAAATAAATATCGATTTATCAAATTATTCAAAAATAATTAACCCAAACATACTTATACGAGTTGCTAACCAAACACACCCCATGGCAGCAATGCCTTATTATAAATCAACTACCGTTGATAAACTATATGAGGAACAATTAATTGAAGATAGATTTAAAGAACTATGTGATTCATATTCTAGGTCATTAAATACACCTGTTGATAAAATAAATCCAGAATCCGTTTTTTTTAATGGGGGTAAATTTCAATTTGCAGCAATTAATCATGAAACCAAAATACGCTCAGAGTTAGTTATTTTAGCTGAAAAAATAGTAAGAGAACAATTTAATTTAGGTACAGATGAGGTGTTATTTGATTTGGAAATAGTTGACATTGGCGAATGTTCATTACCAGAGGAGGTAAATAAAGAAAAAAAAGTACCTGATGATTTTGAACAAACAACAGATAAAGATATTCTAAAAAAACGAACAATAAATGCTTTATCCCAAGGTGCTGCGAAAAAATCAAACTATCTTTTTCACTTGTATAGAGATAGTTTTGATAAACTTAATTCAAAGTTATGTGATAATTTCCAAAAAGGTTTAATTAGCAATGATCTTATGTATTATCTTTTTAATGATGATCAATTTGCTCATATACTATGCTCTTCAGACATTAATAATGGCGGCTATTGTAAAATAAATTTTAATGGGGATGTGCCTTGTATTGAAGTTAAAGCGGTGACAACACCATTGCTTATTCATGAGTCAATTAAAGCAATAATTACATTATTATCAATTTCTGGTATACAAAATATGTCACAAGAATCAATTGATGATACTGATTATGTTATGGCTGAATTATGGGAAATTCGTTTTGGCCCAACATTATGGACTGAATTTCATTCACTGATTGATGTCGATGATTATGATATTAAAAAGCTGATTATCAAATCAATTTTTGAAAAAGAAACCGATGATTTTTTAAGTTTTTTTGATGATGTTCTAAATAATCAAGAGGTTGCGAAAAATGAGATTAAGCGGCTTGTAAAAATATTTAGAAAAGATATTTTAGATTATCAATTTAATGGCGAGTTTTAATCGATAGTAGCTAAAAACTGCACTATTAATAACTTTTAGTTAGTTGAAACTATTTATTGGTAATGAAATTTACCGATAAACGCCAATTATTACTTGAGTATAGTAAATGTGCTAGTGAACCAATATACACAATTGAGAACTACTTTACAACATTTGATAAAACGCAAGAAAGTTTTGTTCCTTTTGTTTTAATTGGAAAACAGAACCTATTAATTAAAAACTATGAAAGGGAACGTTTTAATTTAGTTCTCAAATATAGACAGGCTGGTATTACCACAGTAACTGCAGCATATTGTGCTGTTAAAGTGGCTTTTGCACCCAAAGAAAACCCAGAAAAAATTCTAATACTAGCAAATAAGCAAGAAACTGCAATAGAATTCCTTAATAAAATTATGGAATTCATCAAGCAATTACCAGAATGGGTTAACATATCACTACCAAAAGAAGCCCAAAAGCACGTAAAGCTATCAAATGGTTCACAACTCAAAGCTGTTGCAACATCACCCGATGCCTTACGTGGTTACACGCCAACAATTTTAATTTTAGATGAAGCTGCGTTTATTGAGGGTGGTCAAGCTTTATGGTCAGCATGTTTGGCCTCAATTAGTACTGGGGGTAAAGCGTTCTTAATTTCAACTCCAAACGGTCTAGACGAGATTTATTATGAAGCATACGATGGTTCCATTAATAAAAAAAATACCTTCGTTATAACGCATTTAAAATGGTGGGAGGATACACGTTTTAATAAGGATTTACGTATGATTAAAACAAATGATCTCATAACCTGGATTGAAAAACCAGCAGCGGAAAAAACTGAAGAGGTTATTGAAAATTGTAAAACCAAAACTTATGATGAAATAATGGAATTAATATCACAAGGATATAAACCTCATTCTAGTTGGTATGAGCGTATGTGTCGTGATATGAACCTTAATCGTCGAATGATTAATCAGGAGTTGGAAACTCATTTTGCTGGATCTGGTGATAACGTTATTGAGGGTGATATCTTAAAAAAACAAGAACTTGAAAATGTTAGAGATCCATCCTGGAAAGAACGTGATTGGGAAAATAATGTTTGGATATGGAAATTACCAGAACCAAATCATAGATATATCGCTGCATGTTTACC